AGCTAATAACTGACCGCGCACCGGTCCGACACGAAAGCGAGAAGAAATGAAGCTGCACCTAAAGGTGACAGAGAGTGGCAAAGACCCATACGAAGTGACAACTAATCTCGTCACACTTGTTGCATGGGAACGAAGGTTTAAGCGCAAAGCGTCAGACATGGCGAACGGGATCGGTGTTGAAGATCTTGCGTTCCTAGCGTGGGAAGCATGCAAGCAAGCGAAGATCGTCGTGCCGGGAGAGTTTGACAAGTTCATTGCCAAGCTCGACTCGGTAGAAGTGAGCGCTGAGGAAATAGAAAACCCTACCCACGCGGAACTCACCGAAGGCTCCTAGCAGAATTGCTGGTCAGTCTTTCGTGGGCTCCGCGCTTCTACGAAGAAGAGTTTGACACTGCCGACCTACTCACTGTCACTACTGTGTTAGAGGAAAGAAACAGGAAGTGACAACATGGCGAGAACAGGCTTGGAAGTTTATGGGATCAAAGAGACCCTCAAGCAACTAAACAAACTCGCCCCAGATCTTCGTCGCGAAATCACGCGCGACTATAAGCGCATCACTTTGCCAATGGTTCAAGCTGCACGAACTGCCGTGCCGGGTGAGCCACCGTTGTCTGGCATGTATCGCAAGTGGCGACGCGGTGGACCGTGGTACGGATCAAAAGTGGATCAGAAAATAAATGTCAAAATTGACACTCGACGCGCGCGCAAAAAGAATCTAGAAAAGGGCGCACAGTACGAGACTCTTGGCGCGTTCGTATTCCAGTCAAATGAAACATGGGGTCAGATCTTTGACATGGCTGGACGAAACCAAGCCAAAGACGGAACCGTGCAAAAGCGTGTCTATGGTGGCAAAGAATACCGATACACATGGAACAACACGCTGATCCAAAACCTGAACATCAACTGGGGTCGCGCGTCGCGCTACATGTATCCAACCGCTGAGAGCTATGAGTCAATCCTCGAGCATGAGATCCAAGGTCTTGTCTGGAAAACTGAACGACTACTCGCAGAAGCAATCGCAAGAAGTGAGGGCAACTAATGGCTATTCGCATCCCCATCATTACCGACTTCCAAGGTGACGGACTCAAAAAAACTTTTGAAGAGTTCAAGAAACTTGAGACCAATTCGGAACGCGCTTCCTTCGCTCTAAAGAAAGCGTTCATCCCAGCAACCGCAGCACTCGCAGGATTGACCGCTGGACTCGCAATGAGTGCAAAGGCAGCTGCAGAAGATCAAGCTGCACAGGTCCAACTTGCGCGCCAGCTCCAAGCAACGACCGGAGCAACAGACAAACAGATCCAAGCCAATGAGGACTTCGTGAGCACGCTGTCTCGTAGCGCAGCGGTCGCCGACGATGAGCTTCGTCCAGCACTTGCCAGCCTTGTCCGTGGTACTGGCGATCTGGCATCAGCACAAGACGCGCTCAAGACCGTCCTCGATGTAAGCGCAGCGACCGGCAAGGGAGTTCAAGAAGTAGCAGATGCTGTCTCCAAGGCTTATGCCGGCAACACAAAAGCAATCAAGCAACTCTCACCAGAGCTCTACCAGCTCATCAAAGACGGTGCATCCGTTGATGAAGTAATGCAGTCACTCGCTTCGACTTTCGGTGGCGCTGCATCAACCGCTGCAAACACGGCGCAGGGCAAGTTCAAGAACCTCACCATCCAGCTCGGCGAAGCCAAAGAAGCAATCGGAACCGCGCTTCTTCCAGTCGTTGAGATCATGGTCGGCGCGTTCACCAACTTTGCAGTCTGGGCACAAAAGAACGCAGGCGTGATCCTTGGCATCGCGACCGCCATCGGAGCAATCGCTGCAGCAATCGTCGGAACCAACATCGCACTCGCAGCATGGAAGACCGTCAGCGTCATCACCATCGGCATCAACTATGCGCTCGCTGCATCATTCACAGCTGTCCAAGTTGCAACCGGTGTAGGCATCGCAGTGGTCATTGCTGGTGTTGCAGCGTTCGCTCTTTACAAGCGCCAGATGAACGGGCTCAAAGATGATCTCGGTGGTGTCGCGACTCAGCAAGGGCTCACGAATCAGCAAATGCAACGCATGTCCGATGCTGGAAAATTGGCAACCGAAAGCGTGACCGGACTCAAAGATGCTTCGAGTGGTGCTGGTGGCGCGGTGGACAAGATGGCAGAAAAGATCAAGAAGGCGCGCGAAGAGCTGAACAATCAATTCACCACAGCTTTGGACAATGCAAAGGGCAAGCTCGAGGAAGCAAAGAAGGCTTACGACGATTTCAAGGGCACGGTCGCCGAATCGGTCACTGGTGAGTTCTCAATCTCTGGTGCAGCGGACGCTGCCAAAGAAGCCGGAACGACGATCCTTGCCCAGCTAACTCAGCAGGCAACAGGCGCGCAAGCGTTCTCCAAGAAGGTCGAGCAACTGCTCACCATGGGCTTGTCTGAGGACGCGCTCAGAGCCGTTCTAGCGGCTGGTCAAGAGGCTGGTGGCGCAATCGCCAACGAACTCATTTTAGGTGGCTCAGAAGCGATTACAGGACCCACTGGGATCAACCAGCTAGTCACAGACCTCAACTATGTAGCGGACGCTTTAGGCACTTTGGCTGCAGACAAGTTCTACAAGGCAGGAGTCACGCAAGGCGAGCAGTACCTTGCCGGTGTACAGTCAGCAATCCAAGCTGCAGAGATGCTTCTCAAAAACCCGAACCTCAAGCTCGCAGATGTGAAAGGCATCGGAGCAAAGTTCGCCGGCAGTGTCAGCTCAATCAATCTCTCGCCGACCACATCACCAACATTCACTGGCGACACATCCGGCATCATGGCTGAGCGCGGTGGCAACAACTACACAGTGAACATCAACGGCGGAGTCATGACCAACGCCCAGACAGGCAAGGTCGTCATCGACGCTGTGAAGAGCTTCAACCGTGCATCGGGTCCAGCTGACATCGCGGTCCGTCCGATCTCTGGCAGATACTAATGAGCGCATCCGTCATCCAGTCGGGTGAATATCTCCTAGAGATTGATACTGGATGGGACTCTTCAAGCTTTGTGCTGGACTCCAGCGTGAAGGGCATTCTTGACGATCCGACCTACCCACTAGGACCGACGACAGACTTCGCAGATGTGACCGACGGTGTTCTTGATGTGTCAATAACTCGAGGACGACGCGACATCGGAGATCAGTTCGTTCCCGGCATCATGAACTTCACACTCAATGACCAGCTCGCCGATGGAGCTTTCAACCCGTTCAACACTGACTCACCGACATACGATCCTGCCAACAATGAGCCCGGCATCGCACCTATGCGTCGAGTCCGCTTCTACCGCTACAACTCGCTGAATGTTGCCGAGTCACTCTTTCAAGGTTTCATCGTCAATTATGACTATCAGTTCAATTTGGATGGCAACGACTTAGTCAATATCCAAGCCATCGATGACCAGTATCTTCTTTCGCAAGCGTTTCTAGACGAATGGAATGTCACGGAACAGATTGCGTCTGCTCGAGTTGTTGAGCTTCTTGCACTCCCAGAAGTGGATGCTTTCCAAGGAGTCGGTCAGCAGTCAATAGAGACTTCAGCGGTCACTCTCGGCGGTGCAGCTGCCTATACAGTTCCGTCCGGATCTAATGCTCAGGGATATCTCAATGACATCATGGCTGCAGAGCAGGGACGCGCATTCGTGGACCGCTCAGGCGTGTTCACATTCCAGAAGCGCATCGGCACAACACTTGCTGGAGCTTCTGTGGACTTCGGTGACAACGATCCAAGCCACTATCCCTACGATTCTGTATCCATCAATTTCGGCGCAGACAAAGTAATCAACCGTGCAAGCGTGACCCATCTTGGAGCCACAGGACCAGAAACAGTTGATGACCTAGCAAGCCAAGCAAAGTACTTCATCCAAGCTGTCGCCTACACCGAAAGTCTTGTCCACAACGACACTGCAGCTCTGGCACTTGCTTCTTATCTGATCCAAGGCGAACCGACTGCGACACTGACAAGCGTGAACACAGGCTTCCAGATGCTCTCTACAGGTGAGCGCGACAATGTGGCAATCTTGGAGATCGGTGACACGATCAGCGTTGAGAAGACCATTACGACCTCATCCACGACCACCAGCGTGATCGCACAGGAGTCCTTCATTGAGGGCATTGAGCATCGGATCTCGTTCAGTCAGCCACATCAGGTCACGATTTACACATCCCCGACGACCGTCTATCAGCTTTTCATTCTTGACAGTTCCACACTCGACACGATCTACGCACTAAGTTAGGAGTACTTATGGGAGCCAACGCACAAACCGCAGTCCCAGCATTCGTTGCTGGAGAAGTATTGACAGCTGCACAGATGACGCAAGTGAACACTGGCATTCCTGTCTTTGCTACGACCGTGACGCGCGATGCCGCTTTCGGTGGCACAGGCGAAAAAACGCTTGCTCAAGGTCAATATGCCTACATCGAAGCAACTTCGGCGCTCATGGTTTATTCAGGTAGTGCGTGGTTGCCTGCTGGTGGTGGGCTTACTTACATTACGCAAGCAACACCTAGCGCGGTAAATAGCGTTTCCATAGATAATTGTTTTACTAGTACATACCAAAATTATTTAGTAACAATTTCTAACACGGCGTTAGTTGGAACAAATGCTGGTATGCATTTTAGATTACGAGCAAGTTCAACCGACAGCACAACAAATTACAGTTCAAATCGTATTTTTGCATATTCAACAACAGTTGGCTCAAGTGCAAATCCTGACGGTACTGATGAGTTTTCTGTTGGATTTTGTG